CAGCGGCAAGTCTGTTAACGCTCATCGACGCAGCTATTGAGGCTCTCTTAACCGGAGGGGCTCAGCAGTATTCTATTGGTTCAAGGACAGTAACCAAGCTTGATCTCAAGTCGCTCTTTGAAGAACGGCGAATGTTGCTGCAACAGGTCGAGCGTGAAAGCGGTTCCGGTGGCGTGACTCTTGGCAGATTGTCGAGGGCTCGTCGATGATCGGAACTTTTATCGATTCTGTTATCACGGCTATCAGCCCCACGGCTGGACTTCGACGGGCTCAGGCTCGAAAGGTGCTCAGGTCTTTTACAGGTGCCGAGCCATCGAGAATCTCATCGAGTCGCAAGCCAAAGAACAATCCAGCGGACATGGAGCTGTCAGGGCCATTTGGGGCTGATACTCTTAGGGCATGGGCTCGGGACTTGGTGCGGAACAATGCTTACGCATGGGGCGTTGTAGATACCATCGTTTCGTCGGTGGTTGGTTGCGGGATCAAAGCACAAAGCCAGTATGAGACTCCAAGCGGAGACGACATCGAAACGATTAACGACCAACGCGATAAGGTTTGGTCGGAGTGGGCGGAAGTCTGCGATGTCAACGGGAAATACACTCTCGACGAAATCCAGGCTATTTGCCAACGTGAAATGGTCGAGGCCGGTGAGGTGCTTGTACGGCTCATTAGAACGCCTGGCAAGGTCTATCGAGGAATCTATCGGCCAGTCCCATTGGCTCTCGAATTGATCGAAGCTGACAGGCTTGCAGGCGACAAGGACAACTATGCAGCAAGGCTAACTCCGGCTGGTGACAATCGAATCATTCGCGGGGTTGAGGTTGACGATCTTGGTAGGCCGGTTGCCTACTGGATCTACAAAGATCACCCGTTGCAACCATACGCAGTAACTCGCACTCCCGAACGTGTACCGGCAAATGAGATCATGCACCTATACAGGCAGGATCGCATCGGTCAAACGAGGGGCGTTACTTGGTTTGCTCCGGTGGTAACTCCGGTGCGTGACCTAGGAACTTATCTTGACAACGAACTACAGGCTTCGGCTGTGGCAAGTTGTTTCACGGTGGCAATCAAGACTGATACGCCACTTGGGAATCTGATCGAGCCCGATGGAATCGGAAACACCGATTCGGCGGGCAATAGCTTTACCCATGTCGAGCCCGGAATGGTCATGAATCTTCGACCGGGTGAAGATGTTGTTGGTCTCAATCCTGGCCGTCCTAACAGCGCAGCCGAACCTTGGATCGGATTGATCCTTCGGCAAATCGCAGTCGGTACAGGGCTCTCGTATGAAACCGTGGCAAGGGATTACAGCCAAACGTCCTACAGTTCATCGCGAACAAGCCAATTGGAAGATCGTCGGCGGTTCCGTTGTTGGCAGAAATACTTGATCCGACATTTGCTCCAACCCGTTTGGGATGCTTTTCTCGATGCGGCGGCACTCAGTTCTATCCCCTCGTTTCCCACCTCCAGCGAGTTGCTGAGTGACCGTCGCACTTTTGCCCCTGTTGAGTGGATGACACCCGAATGGGAATGGGTCGATCCTCAATCGGAGCAAGCAGCGGCGAAGGATGCGATCGAATCATTCATGAGCGACTACCAAACCGAATTGGGTGCAAGGGGTCGATCGTGGAAAGCAGTCATGTACCAACGCGCCAAAGAGAATGCACTTAAAAAGAAGCTTGGTTTGTTGACACCACAAGAACAACAGCTAGCAATCTCTGCGGCTCAATCGGCATCGGCAACACCTCCAGAGGCTCAAGCAGTCGTCAGCGAGGTAGCCAATGCCTTATGACGCAAAGACTACAGCAGCTTGTCCGATCGCTAAGCCTTGGGGCGTGTTCAAAAGCGACGAACGTCAACTTATGGGATGCCATGCAAGCGAGGCCGACGCCAACGATCAGATCGCGGCATTGTACGCATCGGAACAGATCGAGCGTGCAAAGTATGACGGCATTGACTTTACGCCTCCTGAGGGAGTGCGTGAGGAAGCTAAGCAGGGTCTTGAGTGGAGACGCGAACACAATCGCGGCGGAACTCCTGTTGGAGTTGCTAGGGCTCGCGATTTGTCGAACGGCAAAGAGATTAGTCCTGATACCATCGGACGCATGGTCAGCTACTTTGCTCGTCACGAAGTGGACAAGAAAGGCGAAGGATGGAAGCCGGATCAAAAAGGATTTCCGTCAGCGGGTCGGATCGCTTGGGCTCTTTGGGGCGGTGATGCGGGTCGTTCTTGGTCAGCAAAGGTAAAGCGACAAATGGAATCACAAGACAAGGTTGAAAGGATCGCTTCGGTGCCAAAGATCCAGCGAGCATTTCAGGCACCAAAAGACGGAAAAGCGGTCATTGCAACCGAGACTCCAATCGACATATACGATGCGGAGCGTCGGCAAACGATCCGTCAAGTTCTCTTGATGGATGGCGTTCAATTCCGTAACGGCAAGAATCAATTGCCAATCGTCGATTCTCACAACGATAAGACGGTTCGCAATGTGTTCGGCTCGATCCGAAATATCTCGATTCAAGACGGTTCGCTCGTTGGTGATGCGTCATTCGCATCCGACGAAGAATCTCAAATTGTGGCGACTCGATACAACGAGGGCCATCTAAATGACTTCTCGATCGATGCACAGATCCTAGCAAGGGTCTACGTCTCAGAAGGTCAAACGTACACCACCCGACAAGGCAAGGTGATCGAGGGGCCAGCGGAAATTGTAACCGCTTGGGAACCTCACAACGCTTCGATCTGCGCAACGGGTGCAGATCCGAATTCTACTGTTCGACGGTCATACGACCAAGAAGAAAGGCAGGCAGGCATGAACGAAGAGCTAATGGCTCAACTCACAGCCCTTGGTCTCCCGGAAGGGATGACCGATGCGAGCGAGATTATCAAGTGGATGGCAGACCACATGGAAAAGCCATCGCTTGAAGTTGAAATGATGGAGGGTAATAAGCCATCCGAAGAAATGGCGAGGGCCGAAGAAAGCAAGCCCGAAGATGAGGCAATGCGAATGGATGACAAAGTACAAGAAGAAGTTGCTCGACAGCTCAAAGCAGTTGACGACCGACGCAAGGCAATTATCTCGGCGGGGACTCTAGCAAAGGTCGAGCGTTCCTTTGTGGATGAACTGGTCGAATCAGGATGTTCAGTTCAAGACGCTCAAGAAAGGATCATCCGAAAGATGAGCAATTCCCCAATCGGACAGACTGTCGGCAGCGATGTTCGCGTTACCGAGTCGGAGCATGACAAGTTTGAAGCAGCAGCTAAAGCTGGTTTGATCCAGCGATGCTTCCAAGGGACTGTCAAACGACAAGCCCCGCAAGCAGCAGGATCGGAAGATTTCCGCAACCTCGGAATCTATCGGCTTGCTGAATTGTGCGTTCGACGCATGGGCATCAATCCAGAGAAGTACAGTCGAGCCGACGTTGCTCGAATGGCTATGGGTCAAGATAAGGCCTTCAATCGGCTCAACATTCGCCGATCGATCGAAGCCTACCACACGACCGGAAGCTTTCAAAACATCCTGCTAGATGCAGCTAGCAAGACCTTGCGAGCAGCTTACGAGGAAGCACCTTACACTTGGTCTCTGTGGGCTCGTCAAGCTCAGTCGGTCGATGACTTCAAAAACATCAACCGCATTCAGCTCGGCGAATCTCCAAACCTCGAAATGGTTCCCGAAGGGGCTCCATACCCCGAGGGGCAAGTCGTCGATTCCAAGCGATCCTATAAGGTTGAGAAGTTCGGTAAGAAGTTCTCGGTCTCTTGGGAAACTGTTGTAAACGACGACCTTGACGCATTGTCCCGCATTCCAGCGATGCACGGCAACGCAGCACGAAGGACGCAAGAGAAGGTCGTTTACGATGCTTTGCTTGCCAACCCAACGATGGCCGACGGTTTCGCTTTGTTTAGTGCATCGCACACAAGCGGAAGCAACATCACGGCTTCTTCAGTTGCTGCTCCAGGCGTGACGACCTTGAACGAAGCGTTTAAGCTGATGTCCTTGCAAAAGGGTCTCAGTAGCGATGTTTACCTCAACCTTTCGCCTCGCACGTTGCTCGTACCGCAAGCATACGCAGCGACCGCATTGGAACTGGTCAACAGCCAATCCTACGCTCAGAGCAACGGCAATGAAGGCGTGGTCAACATCTACGGCGTCAATGGCGTTCGTCCTCTGCAAGTGGTTGCTACTGCATTGCTCGATGCAAACAGCGCAACCAACTGGTACGCGATTGCCGACAACGCCCAAGTGGATACCGTCGAAATCACGTTCCTTAACGGCGAAGAATCCCCAGTGCTTGAGTCCGAATGGAACAAGGATAATGACACTTATCACTACTACGTTCGCCAATCGATGGCCGCAGCAGTGATCGACCATCGAGGTATCTTCGGCAACCGTACCTAGTCCGGTTGATT